GATGCAGGATGCAGGATGCAGGATCCTGGGTCCCATAGATTAAGGAGAACTCATGTCAACAGCAAAGTTTGTCGTTAAAAACCTCCGGAAGTTCAAGACAGACCTTGAAAGGGCCGATAAAAAACGGGTCAAGGCCGCGGAGACCGCCACCCGGGTCGAGGCGTTCCGGCTCATGAAGGAGCTGAAAGCAGAGCTCCGGGAATCGGCCCCGGGAGGCCGGCGTCTGGATCCCCTGTCTGAGATTGCAAAGCGCAGGCGTTACGGCGCCGCGAAAAACAAAGGGCCGCTCTACCGCATGGCCATCCCGGTCCGGTACCGCATAGACCGCGTGGCCGGTAATTTCATGGCCACATTCGGGATCGTGGACCCGAAAAAGGGCCCGGGTCTGTCAAAGTCATGGAAGCGGCTGGCCCGGATCCACCAGTCCGGCGCCCGGATGGCCATCGACCAGGAGATGCGCAAGGGGCTTCTCGCCATGGGCCGCAGGCTCAAGAAACGCGGGGACCCGGCCGCAAAATACTTCTTTCTCAAACCCGGCACCACACACATCGATATACCTGCCAGGCCGTTTATAGACCCGTTCTGGCGGGCCCACAGGGCCCGGGCCGAGCATAACATCGCCCGGAATTTCATGCGCAAACTGCGGGGCGAGCGGATCTAAGACCTGGACGGCAGACCGCCGCCCCACAGAAGCAGCCCGCCTATAACGACCCACACTATCCCGGCCGTCACGCTATCTGTAAATTTAAAGAAACCGAATAAGCAAAGCCCAATGCCCAGCAGCTGCAGAAAGCAGCCGGCCGGCTTTGTCATGTATTTCTTTCTTAAAGGCCGGCCGCAGTGGGGGCATGTGCCGGCGTTTCGGGATACCTGCATATTGCACTCCGGACAGGCTATCAATGCCATTATTACCCGCCTTTCCGTCTCGTTATTTTATCACCCGGAGGTGTGAATAATACCGGTCGCCCCTTTTAAATACCCTGACCTCATGCCGTGATTTTTCATGCGGCGCAGGACTTTAAGTTGGCCCTCGAGGTCTGAGCGGATATGGTGCAGGCCCACCGGGTCCAGGGCCTCGATCTTAAGCAGAAGCGTGTTTATGTCCAGCGCCACGTCCTTGTTTTTGAATTGCCGGGTGATATCGCCACGTGTGATGGCCACGGGTGGTTCTTCTACCGCGACTCTTGATTCTATTGCAGCTATGGCAGAGACAGCGGAGACCTGTTCGGTGATGAACCAATCGGCGCGGGGGTAGCCTTTTTTTTCGATCTCTACGAGGCCCGGTTTTGAAATTTTATCCCGATTAATCCACGTTGACAACAAAACCCGCTTGATTTCCAACTTTTCTGCAAGATTTTTTTTCCACCCTTTTTTGATAGTGATATTAAAGACTTGAGCCAATTTCATCAGGCTTCGTTCGGTATTATTTGTAATTCGTGTCATTTTTTTCTTGACAACCGTTTCAGTTTTCTGTAAACTTCACAACACTGCACCAGAAAACCATCACACCAACCAAAACAAGGGATTAAAATGCAACTTTTGAATTATATCAAACTGTCAAGATTTATACAAATAAAAAAAGACAGGCATAGAAACCGGGCCGCGTTCAACTGTTTGCGCGAGCTCGGTTTTTCTTTGCCCGAGATCCGGGCCGCGCTGATTAAGGTCAACAATATTAATGTCAGCGCTCTGGCGAGGGGAGCGGAGATCACCGCACCGACCATCCATGCTGTGGCCTATGGCACACGCAGAAACGCCGAGGGGCGAAAGGTTTTATCCGGGGCTCTGTATATGGATGTCAAAGAGCTGTTTCCGGATGAGGAGCAAGAGGCCGCGAATGGAAACTGAGCTCGAGAAATTGAGACTGGCCATTAAGGAGGCCAGGGACCATATGCTCGCGGTCCTGAACGGTATGGAGGCCCAGATTGAGGCCCTGCTGCCGGATCCGGATCCGGCGCCGGATTACGCCCCGCCTGATCTTGAGACCATCCGGAGCTGGTCCCGGCCGTGAATACAGAATACGACGCGGGGGATTGAACATACACGATAAAGAGCAGGTTTTTTTCGCACAAAGGACAAAGGAGGTGGGGCATGATGCAGAAAGTATTTGACGCGATGGATGTGGCTGTAAAAACCGCGGGTGTGGGCTGGGTAGCCGACGAGGTCAATCTGGCAGAGAGCACGCTGCGCAGCCAGCTGAACCGCCAGGAGCGGCACAAGCTGGGCTTAGTGACGGCCATCAAGATCCTGAAATACACAAAAGATCTGCGGCCCCTGGACCAGATTGAGCGGATACTGGGCCGTGTGGCGTTCAGATTGCCGGAACATTACACCGGCAGCCTGCCCGAATTATCGCAGATGGTGGGCACGTTGACGAAAGAGTTTGGAGAGCAGATGCAGTGTATGGGCAAGGCCATGGAGGACGGCAAGGTCGACAGGGCCGAGGCCCGTAAGTGCAAAATAGAGCTCGATGACGTGCTTAAGGCCTGTATAAAACTTAAAGCCTACCTCGAGAGGATCAAATGAACTCACTAACATCAGATACTATCGCAATCATCATGCTGGGCCTCCTGCTTATAATGGCCTGTTTTCTGGCCAGTGAGCGAGGCCTGGAAAGCCGAAGCGTGCTGGATTCCATTCAGCATTTAGAGGCACGTATTGACGCCCTTGAACCGATCCCGAGCATAGAGATATCCGGCCGGGCCACCGTGTATCAGGCCTCCGGTGAGGTGGTGATCGATACGGGGGGAACGCAGCGCCCGTCCGTTATCCTGCCGGCGGGCTCGCGGAATTGAGGGGGAAATAGATGACACATATTGGCATCATGGGAGCGCACGGTACCGGAAAGAGCACCTTAGCCTGGCAGCTGGCTCAAACATACAAGCGCTGTAAAGGCGACACAATAAGGATGGTCACCGAGGTGGCGAGACGGTGCCCGTTTGCCGTGAACAGGGACACATCCGAAGAGGCCCAGGCCTGGATCTTCCATATGCAGATGATCTCCGAGATCGAGGCCTGCGCCAGGGCGGAGATAGTCATATGCGACCGCACCGTGTGGGATTCCCTGGCATACGCCCAGGCCGCCGGGTTTGATGACCTGGTGGATGCCTGCATGCTCGAGGCCATACGCTGGTCAGACAGGTACACGGAGATCTGTTTCCTGCGACCGATCCCGGGCCGCCTGCAGGCCGATGGTTTCAGGGATCCGGATCCGGCGTTTCAAAAACAGATCGACGAGATCCTGGCGGAATGGGTCCGCGTCTATAGCATACCGGTCAGGGAGGTCGGCGGATGACACAACACCACCTGGCCCTGGGACAAAACGCCAGCCCCGCAGCGCCCGAGCGGGCCATGTGGGCCGCGCTGCTGCTGCTGGCCTTGAAGGATGCGGCCGGTAAGGGCCTGAGTAATGAGGCTGGAGGTGAGCTGATCCAGGAAGAGGCAAGGCGATGGTTGGGCTCGGATCATGCGAGATGGATATGCAGGGCGCTGGGTCTCAACGCTGCCAGACTCAAGACCTTTATTGACGGCCTGCGGGTGAGGCAGCAGCCGAAACAAAGGAGCGATGTGGGTGAGCGGATCTACCGGGTACGCATGGAGCACTGTCTGTCATTCAGGGCCTGTGCAGACATCACAGGCCTGGCCATATCCACGATATACAGGATCGAGACCGACCCGGAGGCCTCGGCTTCCAGGGGGTCATGGGATGCCATATATGATTTTTTGGGGAGGTACGAAGATGGAGACTATTGCGCAGATAATCAATGCCAACTGGATATGGGCAGGGCCGGCGCTGGTAGTTTGTCTGAGTGTCGCGCTGATTAAGGTGATCACCGATATCTTTTCAGGGGTTGACGAATGAGATACGAGCCGCCGGTCTGTCTCCCGAAAGATCTGTTTAGGGTATTGCGCCGGACCGCGCCGGAGACGGATGACGGCATCAAACTCATGGTGGCCACAAGACACGGGCCCAAAGAGATATGGTGCCCGAAACAGCATATCAACCTCTACCGCTACCGGGAAGACGGACAGGCCGTCTTTGAGGTGGCCATACCCGAAAACATAGCAGAGAGGGCGGGTTTAGTCTAACGCCTGTGCGGAGGTGGAACATGGATAAAGTGAACATGGCATATATTGCCGGCCGATGGAGACCCATACAGAAACCCAGAACAATCAAGAGGGGAAGGAATAAAGGCAGGATTGAGGCGTTTGTCAGTAAAATGCGATCAAAGGATGGTGTGTGGCGCATAGGCCTGGCCCGGATCATCTTAGACCCGGACCAGATCCGATGGGCTGGAAAGGTCACGGAATATGCAGCCGCATAAGCCTGGCGCCCATGGGGAGTTTATAACAGCTCCCCCTGTCCCCCATAAACTGTCATAACAAGGTCCGTATAGAAATACACGCCCCGATATTTATGGGTCCTTCCTGGCCCGGCATTTGCAGAGGTTTCCCTATGCTCGATGTTTGCGTATTTTTCAGTTTTGAAATGGAGTGGAAAAATGGAAAAGGTGATGTTTAGGGTGTGCGATGCCCGACGATGAGCGAACGCCGGCCGGCGGCGACAATTCGGCCGATGAGATCCGGCGCCAGGTGGAGGCCAGGCTTCGGGATTCCAAAAAAGCCGAGCAAGAGGCCCCGCCGCCTACAGATGGCAAGCCAAAGGATAATGGCGAGATCACGTCCCGGTTTATCCGCGACTGCATATATGCCAACGAGCTCGGGGACGGCACACTTTACGCCGCCCTGTATGATGGGGAGTATGTTTTCAACAAGTCTTCCCGGGAGTGGATGATCTGGATGGGCCATTATTGGGATCTCGACATATTTGAGAAGTCAAATGTCGCTGTGGAGGGCACTGCGGTAACATATCTCGAAGAGGCCCATAATATCGTGGACCAGATCGACTGGGCCACCAAAAAAAAGGACACTGCCAGGGTTTCAAAGCTCGTGGCCGTCCAGAATGCCATTTATAAGAGAGTTAAGCGGCTTCGATCCGACCGTGGCCGGGTTAATTGCCTGAAATTCGCCCATCTCAACCACACAAAACCCCTGGCCATCGTCGGAGATGTCCTGGACCAGGAGCCCTGGCTTCTGGCCTGCCAGAACGGTGTCATCGATCTTCGCACCGGCGAGCTTCGGCCAGGCCGGCCGGATGATTATTTATCGAAGGCCTCACCGGTGGAGTGGAAGGGCATCCATGAGCCATGTCCCATATGGGACAAGATGCTCGAGCAGATCTTCGCGTCACACCCGGAGCTGGCGGATTATCTGGCCCGGTTGTTCGGGTACGCCATATCCGGGCTGACCAAAGAAAATATTTTACCGATCCTCTTCGGCCAGGGCAGAAACGGCAAAACCACCATCGTGGAGAGCATTACCCACGTGCTGGGTCCCCTGGCCGCGCCGATTCAGTCGGAAATGATGCTGGATCAGGGCCGCAGCCGCTCAAGCGCAGGTCCGTCGCCGGATATCATGGCGCTCCGAGGCCTCCGGATCGCCTTCGCCTCCGAGGCAGACGAAAACCGTAAATTTTCGCCATCGCGCGTCAAATGGCTATCCGGCAGCGACACCCTGGTGGGCCGGTCGCCCCACGACCGCCGCGAGACCCATTTCAGGCCCACGCACACGTTGATCCTGCTAACCAATCATAAACCGCACGCGCCGGCCACGGATTTCGCATTCTGGCAGCGGGTCCACCTGATCCCCTTCGAGTTTTCTTTTGTGGACCGGCAGCCCCAGAAGGATAGCGAGCTCCCGGCCGACAAAGACCTGCCCGACAAGCTCAGGGAAGAGGCCTCCGGTATATTGGCCTGGCTGGTCCGCGGGTGTTTGCAATGGCAGAAAATGGGTCTGGCTCCGCCCCAGGTGATTATAGATGCCGTGGCCGAATATCAGCGCAGTGAGGATATGCTGGCCGACTTCCTGGAGCAGTGCTGCTATATCCACCCGGATGAGAAGGTGGGCGCATCGGCATTATATGACGCTTTTAAGGAGTGGTTCGGGGAAAATGTCAGCAAACGATCCATTATCAGCCAGAAAAACTTCGGTAAATTGATGAAAGACCGGTTCGAGAAGCGTAAAAGCGGCACATACATCTACTTCGGTCTCCGCCTGCTCACCGAGGCATAGTTTTCCGGACCATTGGGACCATTGGACGATCCCCCCTATATAGGGGAAAATATCAATATCATGTTTTAAACACTCAAAATACATAGCTTAGTTATGGTCCAATGGTCCCTATATAAAATAGATAAAATAGAGATAAGAGATTGATTTGTTTATTAATATGCTGTTTTCAGCCAAAACCGGGCCGTTTTCAATGGTCCAAGCGCCACAAAAGGAGGAAAAACATGCCATCGTCCAGCGCAAACCTAAAACTCATCCTGATATGGGAGCATGAGATCGTCGAAGCGGTGAAGCTTTTTGACAAGCTGAGGCAAGAAAAAAATCCGTCAGCCGATGAGATAACGAATGCCATTAAAGCGGCATATACAGCAATCTATAACCCGGACATATTGGATGGTAATCCATTTGTGATTATGTCTGCAAACCGGCATTTCATCCCAGAAGAGTCCGACAATGCAAAATGTCCTTGATTTAGCCGGCCACCATATACAGCCCAGGAAGGCAGCCTCCACAAAGGGCGGCGAGTACCACTCCGCCTGCCCGGGCTGCGGTGACGGAGGTAAAGGCCGGGATTCGGACCGCTTCCATGTCTGGCCCCAGGAAAACCACGGTGAGGGCTCATACTGGTGCCGGCAATGCGGCAAGGCCGGCGACGGCATACAGTTTCTGCGCGATTTTGAAGGCTGCAGCTTCCAGGAGGCCTGCAGGCGGTTAGACAAACCCCTGCCGGAGAGGCAGCCATACCGCACACCGGCGCCGCGTCACACCGCCGCCGCGCCGCCCGCCTGGGTCCCGCCGGATCCCAACCAGCCGCCCTCGAGGCCATGGCGGGATAAGGCAGGCGCGATGGTGGCCTGGGCACATGAAAACCTCATGCGCACCAAACCTCCGGCCATCCCCGGCGCCCAGGAGGCCCGCCAGTGGCTCAACGCCCGCGGTATAAACGAGTTCGGCATTGCACATTTTAAACTCGGCTGGAATCCGGGGAAAGACGGTAAAGACCTGTTTCGCCACCGCAACACCTGGGGCCTCGAGCCCGTATTAAAGGATAACGGCCGGGAAAAGCGCCTCTGGATCCCGCGGGGTCTCGTGATCCCCTGCATGTTTCATAAAGAGGTGCTCCGGATCCGAATCCGCCGGGAAAAAGACGACCCCAGATACTACGTCATCCCCGGATCGGACATGCGCTGCCTCGTCACGCACCCGCCCAAACCCGAGCGGGCCTTTGTGGTTATTGAGTCCGAATTAGACGCGATTCTTATCGATAACGAGGCCAGCGACATGGCCGGGACCGTGGCCCTCGGCAATTCGAGCCGCAAACCGGACCGCAGCACCTGGGCGCTGCTAAAGGCCGCGGCCGTGGTGCTCCTGGCGCTGGATTACGACACGGCCGGCGAAAAGGCCGCAGAATGGTGGCGGGACCAGCTCCCCCAGGCCCGAGTCTGGCCCGTGCCCAAAGGTAAAGATCCGGGCGAGGCGTACCAGCAGGGCGTTGATATCCGCAAGTGGGTCCGGGCGGGTCTTCCGGAGGGGTGGTTTTTGTGAAATGGCTCATGGCTGATAGCTCATAACTTATGGTGATCGAAGGGAGGGTGAGAGTGAACGATGTAACTGTGGAGGATTTAACGTGAAACCCTACTACCAGACTGACTTAGGAACACTGTATCAAGGCGATGCCTTAACAATATTGCAAGGCATGGAAGAAAAGTCGGTTGACACCTGCGTGACTTCCCCGCCTTATTGGGGGCTTAGGGATTATGGGTGTGAAGGTCAATTAGGTCTTGAAAAGACACCGGAGGAATATATTGAGAAACTTGTAAGGGTATTCCGCGAAGTCAAACGAGT